CTCAGTACCTCGGGCAGCGGCTTCTCCGAGTTGTTGGGGATCCCATTCTATATCAACTCCATTAAGGTAGTTGAGTGCCTGCACTGCGCTAATAAGGATACCCTTCGAACGCCAAACATGGTGGCTGAATTTGCCGAGACAGTAACGTTGCCACTCCACATCATCAATAACGCCGGCTTCTCCTTCAAGGATTTCAAGCTGTATAATGTGCCTGACGCTATGAAAAGACTTGAGACCTTGGTTCTCTTGACCGGTGGCAGTGTCGAGCTTCGTGCGTGGCAAGAAGTGGGATGATTTCAAGCGGATTGGATGTCCATCTCTAACCAGTTCCACAAATGCAGGGAATGCAGGGTTACCCTTACAATTCTCTAGTGTTGCTATAGTATCTAGCATATCACATCCTACGGGAGATAAGCCTTCATACTCTTTGCGCACCCATTTGTCTTCCTGGTCTATCTGAACGTCTTTATATAGTAATCGTGCCCATGCGCGATACAATGAATAGACACCATCAGAAGTCACCTCCAAGTCCTTCAGCCAGTAGTACTGGTTGGCTAAGAAACTAGCATACCTGTAATCCCCTTGGGAATATTCCTGTTTGCTAGGGTTAATAACCATACCGAACTTCTGGACGTACTCGTAAAACCACATGGTAGGGACGACGGTTTCGCAATCGTAGCAAAACAATGTATCATCCCCATAACCAACGTGTCTTACATCATCAATACCATACTCAAAAGAAAGGGCTTTCATCATGCATACTGCGATGATCCGATTCCATATGGTTCCGATAATACCAGTTGGCCCGATACCTGAACCTAATCCAAACCCTTCTTCGGCGTATAACATTGAGTGAGCATGTATGAGACCAGGATTATCAAATGATGCAAACATTACATCCAGTACCGATCCCCACTCATCATCAAAGGCTGACTTTAATACGTCTCTAACACTATTTCTAGCGTAACTCATCGTATGTTGATCAAAAGCCTCGTAATCCATACTGAAACATGTGTTATAACGGCGCACCCATCCTTGAATAATGGGCCCTACCACGTGGTTTCCTTGGTACCCGACCCCCCACTCAGTGAGTTTGAGAGCATTCAGGACTGGGTGAGTGAAACATTTCTCGAAAAGGGCACCATACTTAGCAGGCGCCATGGTAGCCCGTACCTTAGGAGCTTCCTCACCGTTGGGGACAACTCTATTGAATACGACCCAGGGGCTTTTGTGATAAGTATCAATGGCATCCCTATCCAACTCAATTATCTTCCGAGCGATGTCAATAGTGTCATTTACGATACTGTCATCCTCAGCCCATTTAGACGTAAAATGTGGATAGCCATAAAACTTATCTTTGGGCATAAGTTTGTATGCTTCATCAACACTCACTGGCGAAAGATAGGCGCCCTGGTTGGCATCTTTCAAGTCTCGCGCTACTTCTTGTATCGCAGACGTGACTAATTGCTGGACCTGTAGGGTTGGTATAAATTCAGGACCAAAGTATGCCTTGGTTTTATCTGCTACCTCAGTGGTATAAGCAGACATGTACGGACCAAACTTACTTCGCTGTTTCTCTTCAGTAGCACTATAACCAGGATGGGACAATAAAGCATGAACGTAATCACTATGAACGTCTTGTTTCAAGTGGAGATTCCAAAACAAATCGTCTACTAAGGCTAGTAGTTCAGAATTACGTAAACCGGTATCATAGATAGATGACCGTGGACCATGCCCCCGTGCTTTGCCTGTAGGTAAACTACTAGATGACATAGCAGCCATCAAGTTAGTCCATTGTTGATCAGAGAGCGATGCCCTTAT